TGAAGGAAGGAAAAGAAATCGGCTACGATTGTAGTTGGTAAAGTTTAGATCGAGGGCGAGAAATCGCCCCTGATCCCTGGTCCATTGCACAGCGCTGCAAGTCTCCGGTAGTGATGGACCTGGGATCAGTTAACAGAATCCCGCGGTTTGTAGTGGGCGGTTAACTGGTCTACACGCGAGCAGCTTACGACCCAGCTTCGCGAGCATTGGGACTAGGCTGCTAAATTCCTGGGACGCCAGATAAATCCACAAGCAGCAAGCGACAAGCAGCAAGCACCTGGATCTTATTTTAAAATAAAAAAATTTGGGTGGGTCCCGCCCACACGCGCTCCTCTCTCCTCCGCCATCCCCAGCCACCGTCCAAGTGTATAGGATAAAATAGGATATGTCAAGAAAAAAATTTAACCTGGATGAAAATATTTTTCTTGTTTTATTTCCTATAATATCCTACATAGTAACTATGAAAACGAATCAAGCATTAAAAATCGTGGGCGGTCTTTCGAGACCGTCCAAAATGCCGGGCTGGGCGTATGGCCTACCTGCTAAAGAGTGCAAAACGGGATCCAAACTAAGAGAAGTTAAAGACTCAGTTTGTGAAGGCTGTTACGCGCTCAAAGGCTGTTATGTTTTCGAAGTTGTGCAAGCCGCACAATATCGAAGGCTCAAGTCTGTAAAAAATCCTGGTTGGGTTTCGGCCATGGTTCACTTGATCAATTCAAAAAAATCTAAATTTTTTAGATGGCACGACTCCGGCGATGTCCAGGATATCGAGCATTTAAAAAAGATTTTTGAAGTTTGCGAGTTGACGCCAGGTGTTAAGCATTGGATGCCAACACGTGAAGCGTGGACCAAGGCACACGCAGCCGAAGCTCCCAGAAATTTAGTGATTCGATTTTCTATGCCTATGATTAACCAAAAAGCCAGCGGGTCCTGGCCGAATACATCGACTGTAGTTACTGAAGGCGCGACTTGTCCAGCTCCAAAACAAGACAACGCCTGCGGTGACTGTCGAGCGTGTTGGGATCCGAAGGTGAAAAACATTGCATATGGAAAACATTAATTTTTATATTTCTATTTATTGGGCGACCAGGAATCACGGCGGTGATGAAGAGGGCGGATGGTCGTATTGGTCACGTCAAAAAGCACGAGACATTAAAAGAGGTTTTAAATCCAAGGAGCAAGCTGCAAAATTTATTACAAAAATTCAACCGATCCTGGAGAAGGAATCCGGACAATGGTCCTGGGAGGATAAACTCCAGGCGTTCATCTTTGAAGCTGGGCATGGCCCTGAAGATTACTCCGAGCAATCATGGTATGAATAGATTCCTGGGGCTTTCCAAGTCACAAGCAGCAAGCATGGGGTGGGCCCCGCCCACAAGCACTTAACAACCACAAGCTACACGCGTTCAAGGTACAAGCAGCACGCGCCAAGGCCACAAGCCACAGGCTTAATTCCTGGGATCCCGTCCCGTAATTCTCGGATCTTTGTCCCCTCATAAAGTTTTATGGCCAAAGGATCGAGGGCCTTTGGCAAGTCTTTTACCATGATGAAAGTATTCTTTTTGTGTCTCAAATGGAACGAAATTTGATGTGGTGAGAACGATATTTTTTTAACTTTTCTTAACTTCAATTCTACTGTGAAAAAGGTGCCAGAATTATTATAGCCCAATAGATCGGGAGTACCATGTGCAGCACTATTTTCCAATCTAGTCCACGATATTTTGCTTTTATAGTTTCTAATTTCATGCCAAAATTTAGTCTCTTCCTTCAACATTTTTTGAGTTAAAATTCGAGTTAAGTGGTACTTCCAACTTTCTTCAAAACTTTACCCATATTCCATGTTTCAGCTTTGACAGTAAACACTATTCTATGGGTTTCTCTCACTCCAATTAGTTTATTTTCTAACAGTTGTAAAGAGGTAACATCATAATATTTACCATCAGGTAAACAGACTTGGACTCTAGCATTTCCAGAGTGAAGGTTACCCTTCATCATCTTATCTAGCACTTGTCGTAATAATCTTCCGTTCATTCTGACTTGAAATATATCCTATAATTTATATAATTCAAGTATGGGACTACCTAAAAAATTAACTAGTATGCAAATAAAATTTGCAAACTTGGTCGTGACTGAAGAAGGAAGAATGAGTGCAACTGAGTGTGCAATCGCAGCTGGATACTCAGAAGACACTGCTCATGTTATTGCCAGTAGATTACAAAATCCAAAACACTTTCCTTTGGTTGTAGAATACATAGGTAAAAGACGATCCGAGTTGTTAAAAAAATACGACATAAGTTACGAAGGACACTTAACTGAATTAGGTAAACTTAGAGATGAGTTTAGACAAAACAAGGCATGGACTGCTGCAGGTAATATGGAAGTTTCACGTGGAAAAGCAGCTGGATTTTATAACAATCAACAAATTCATTTACATAAACACGAAAATTTATCTCAAGAAGAGATAGATGCAAGGGTAGTTGAAGCTCTTAAACACTACCAACCTATAATAGATAAGGATGCAGAAGTAGTTACAGACGAGTTATCTTCTTTACCCAATGCCGAGGAATCATCGTCCGATCTCCAAAAGTAATTCCATCTTCATCTTTGTCATAAGACGCAAATATTTTAATATGGTTTTTTGTTTTTTCATACAACCAACCTTCGTTTACAGGTCTTGCTAATTTCATTTTATCAAATTCTTTTTCATTAGCCCAACCAGAATCAGATACACAATCAACCCATTCCACTCTAACTTTATGGAAAGGAATATCTGGTGTAGTTTCTGTGCTGATAGCTTTGCGTCTTTTCTTAGGCATACCCACTTATATACCCTATAGAACTTTTTTCTAGGAGACATTTTTTAAATTTTTCAAAAAACTTTTGTTCGCGTACGGAAAATTGAATATTTGTAACATTTAAAAATGGCGTAAAATAAGGATTGTAACATGTGTAACATAGGCTTGTTACAATTTATGCTTAAATAAATGGCTATTATCAATACTTATTTAACATTGTAACATATATGAGCCTGTAACATGGTTTTGAAAATAAAAAAATATTTTTTTATTCTGGGGAAAAAGTTCTATATGATACATTTAGTTTAGAATTATTCTAAACTATCGTAATACTCACTAACTCTTGCCAGCCATTTATATTTGTAGTCTCTAAATTCATCATCTGATATCTCAAACTTCTGAAAATAGCCATCTTTTGAACACATTAACACCACACCTTGTTGGATCTCAGTTCTGTATGTAAAGTTATGTGCGATTGCGTACCCTGCTAGCTGCATAAAATAATCATCTATCCATTCTCTTTTTTTTGGCTTGTTTGTTTGCTTGAAATCCATTATGCTTTCGCGCCCATTGTAAACACCAACAACATCGGTTGCTCCTGCATATAAATCTGGGTACCAAACAGTGACCTCAGAGCCCCATATTTCGTCTAATTGACCTTTTATGCCCTCCTCTATCACTTTTTCAGCCATAGCCATTGCTTGTTGCCCTATGTCCGTTAAATCAGCATAATTTTCCCCCAATAGATATTGCTCTAATACAGTGTGCATTGCAGTCCCTCTTGCAGCTGCTTGGTCCATGATCCTCGTTGCCTCAGCATCGCCCACTTTAGCACGCCAATTGGCTAAAGAATCTTGCTTTTCTTTTGTTTGGGTCTTAGACAGAATAGTCGTAACAGAAGGTAATTTTTCTCCAGAAACAGAGTAATGTCTACCTAAACCTTTAATCAATTCTCTTTGAGACTTAGGGTATTCAAATTTTTTATTCCATTTAAGTTCCCAGGTATTTTTATTAAATTCTTTCAGATCCTTATCTTCCATCATTTTCATCTTTCATAATTTTATTAATTATAAAGTAAGCTATTATCGCACCTACAAATATAGCAAACATACCAAAAATAAACATACCTAATCCATGAAACATCGTCATACTCCACACATCCCTTCACATTCGTTATTAAATAAATCTAATTGATCTTTATCTTTAATATTAAATTCAGCTTCTCGCAAAGGTACGCAAGATCTGTGAATATAAAGATTATCTTTCACTTTCTTATTACCTTTTCTAATTACATCATCTATCTCACATGCATTTTCAAATTCATCTGGTCTATTTGTTTTCATGTCATGCCAAAAATGGTCATCATGAAAAGGACATCCAATACATGCAGATTTTGCAGGTTTCTTTAAATCTTTACCTTCGTACCATTTTAAACAATCATCTCTCGACATATTCTTTTCAATCAAAGGCCATCGGTTCTTTTGCCACCAATCTCTAGATGGTTTCATTCTTTGTATTTCATCTGTAGAAATCCCGATCCACATCTCAACATGCTCACCTTTTGGAAATCTTGCATACTTCTTCAAACCAACTAATCGTCTAGTCTTTGCTGCAATTGGGGTTATCTTGTATTCTCTCGTGCATTGTCTACGCAACATACCTTTTTTCTTAGACTCTGGATTCTTTGTAAAGAAAGGAGCAGATGCAAATCTATTACCATTCTCACCCATAGCATTTAAAATATCATCTCTAATAGATGTACCCTTACCGGTAATATAAACAGGATAAGACAATTGAGTCTTTAACCATTCTAAATGTTCTAAAACAGGTTCAGGTTCCCACCCCGTGTCAGCAAAGATAGCTGCGTCTGGTTTTTTACCGAATGCTCCTTGATCCGCCATCAATGCCATCGTAGAACTTTGTACTCCTGCACCTAATGATAGTATTCTAATTAGTGGTTCTTTATCAGTCATAATCTATTAGACTCCCCGTTACAGATTTTTTCATTTGTTTTTGTTTGTATAATTTGTGATTAGTTATATCAATAACTTTAGCCTTTACTTCTTCTTTGTTCAAATGTGAATAATGTTTAATAATATTATTTAAATCTTCTCTTTTAACATGAATGTATGGCAGTAATAACAAAGCTACATAGTACGCATCTCTAAACTGACAACGCCAACGCCATTGTTTTTTCCAACCAACAGTGTATGGAGTTTTATATCTTTTTTCATTAACAGTTCCGCAACCTAATAAATCTTGTACCAGTAATAAGACTGACTTGTCAGTCATTGCCATTTCCATTTTAATATTCCAAGTTGGATATGGTTTTTTATTGTGAGATCTTTTTCTCATGTATTGTTTATATTGAATATGACCTTCGCCATCAAATAGACCTGCGATGTATGCTGCACTAGTTTCTGATATCATCTCTAAACACTTGTATTGCTTTTAATTTTTCTTCTGCATCTGCAATTTTTTGTAACAACTTATCTACTTCTTCTAAGTGTTGCGGATGTTCACCTATACCAACTGATTGTTCAAAATATATTTTTATTGTTGCGTCTGCTTCGGCTATGTCAGCTTCATATTTTTTAGATAAAGCTTCAATCATTGCTGATTTTATACTCATAATCTACTCCTCTTCTTATTGCATCTAACTCTGCCTTTTGTTGTTTAATTGTTCTACCTGCTCTTCTACAAGCATCTTGTAAAATCTTTTTTTGTTTTTCTAGATCTTCAATTACTCTTGTTAGATCCAGAGGTCCCCGATCCTCGATCATTTGTTTCCTCCTCTACTTCTATTTCACCTTGGTTATCGCAAAACTCACAGTCAGCCCATTGTTCTTCATAAGCTAACTCGTAAGGAACTTTTACGAATCCATTACCTTTACATACATCACATATTTTTTTCATATCTTTCTTTCTCTTCAACTTTTTTTATACTCTTAATCATCTTATCATAAACATAAGATGGATCATACCCCGCGTAATTACATACCAGGTAAAAGTTAGAACTAGGTTGAGTAAACCAAGATCTTGCAATATCAATATCCGACCATCCACCAAAACATCTAACTTTATTTGTAACAGCATCATCTGCTGCTAAACTTAAAACCGCTCGCCAAAGTTTTAATTCTGGTTCGGGTTTTACAAAATCATCACTAGTTTTTAATCTTTGATAACTTGCCATTCATCTTCTCAGCTTTTTCATTAACTAAAATATTTACAGTCTGTGCTCTAGAAATTGTTGTGTTGGGTACTATAACCTTTCTCAACTTATCTAGCTTCGTGTAAGTATCTTTAGACAATGATACATTTTTGTATTTGCTAAAGTCTGTCATATATTATAACCTTTCTTTTGTTTCTCATAATCATTTATGTAGGATAATATACTATTTACACAAAAGGTGTCAATGAAATTTATTTTAACTTTCATATTTTGTTCAGGAATGGCTAATTCTTGTCTACCACCAGTAGAATTTGAAGGGTCATATTCTGATTTATATACATGTTTAAATGCAGGATATAAAGAATCTATAGTTCAATTAGAAAAATTAGGACCTGTAGATGTCAATCAAAAAATGATATTTATAAAGTTTTATTGCTCACCAATGCAAGAGACCTAATTAATTTATACCACTCCTCTTTGTATTTAAGATCTTTGGTCTTGTTATATTGCCTACTTAGCTCGTCTGCCTTGTCGGTTATATTTTTTAAAACTACGTTTTTCATTTTTATTTAAATTTTTCTTATGACGACGTGGTCGTTTACGAGGTTTTGGTCTTTCAACAAATGCTTTAAATTTTCTAGCCATAATGTTTTTTTATAAATTCTTTATCTCTTTCTGATAACTGTAGATATCTTATACTACCATTTATGTGTTGTCTGGTATCAGCACCACAATTAGTGCATCTATAAAATTCAGTTACGATCCCAACTAAAATAGTTTCCTCTTCACAATTTTCACAAACACCATGAACAGTGTCTATATTGTTAAATGCTTTTAATAAAATTTTTTTAGACAAGATCTGATGCCTTTCCTATGACAGGTTTATATTTTGTTTTACCCTCAGATTTATAGGCATGTAAAAATTGTTTTCTGGGTTGATCATTGGTGTAGCTGCAATGTATCCATCCACTGTTTGGCTCACCTGGAGTATAGAATTCTAAAATCAATTGATCATAGTCCAGGTTCTTGTTGATCCAGTCAGCTAATTCAGCGTTGTCTGTGCCCATACATTCGAAGTCCGCCGCTTCTGCACGGGCATGTTGGCTGTTGACTGAGCTACCAATCTTAATACAAAGCTCCTCACTACGAAAACCGCTAGTTACCTTAACTCTACCGAAATGGTCACGTACCGGTTGCAGTATGTTTTCACATAGTGCTTTTAGTTTTTCTATTTGACCAGAATTTGGATTGTTATTAATATCTAACCTAATAGCAGTGTCAGATTTAATTAACTCTTGAAGAGTAAAATTACGACTCAGATTCATTTTTATATTTTTTCCTATTGTATAGTTTTTTACTATTTATTCTATGTTGTCTAAATCTACTATCTCTTAACATTTGTGCAAATCTATTAATTTTTTTTAAATTATTCAATAATAAGTTTTTTGATTGATTTTGAGCCATCGATATTATCTTCTAATTCTGCAGAACCTTTCCAACATTTATAGGTTACCGTTTCACTAAACTGTCTCTCTGCGTGGCGCTTGCCGCGAAGGCATCCGGCCATGTTTTCTTGCAAACGAGCTTCTTTAATTTCTGCGTTTACAAACATAAGTAGGGCTACCACAGACTCTATCATTGTGAGTAACTTCCATTTTTGTAACCAATCTCACGATTAGCATCTTTTAATTTTTCAATGTCAGCTAAAACTTTATCCATTTGCGTTCTTAAAAATTGTATGTTTACTTTGTTCAATGCCATATCTTCAACGTGTTTATTAATCTTATCTGTGGTCTTATAAAGATCCTCGATCATCATAAATTGCTCAGAATCTGCGGGCAGTGATCCTAGTTGTCCACGTGGCCATTTAATTCTAAACTCTGTATTCTCTTCTAAGTCTTTCTCCATTATCTGTATACGAGTGTCTGCAACATTAAGACGTTCTATAATTTGAAAATAGCCCATCGTGCCAAGTGCTACGATAATTATCAAACTAGCAACCGTCTTCATTGGCATTTGAACGGCTGCCTCTTCCGAGATGTTGAGTGGTTTTTTACTCATTATCTAATATAACCTGGTTCTAGGAAAATAGCCAGAAGACAAAACAAAATTATAAGCACCGCTGTAAACTTGTAATTCATTCTGACTATCCTCCAAATGCATTATCCCCAATTATGCCACCAATTCTTAACTTTTCTAATTGGCCATAGAATAATATCTTTAATTTTTTGTAAGATTTTTTTTACCATGTTGTCCTCCCTTACATTCCAATTACAATCACAATAACTACATTGAGGTAAACCTCTATGTTTGTGTGAACAAATTATACAAAACCCAGATTCATTTTCAAATACAGTTTCCATTATTTCTTCTCCTCTATTTCATAGAAAAAATTATCAGTATCTTCTGTTTTCCATTTACTTGTATTTTCTACGTTCCATTCAGAAGTTTGCACTTTCCAATCTGGAACATTATCCTTTACTGTAAATGAAGGTATATCCCATATACATCTGTTATTAGGTTGTGCTGCATAGTTACCATCATCTAAAGCGATGATGTGTGCACACTTATGTTCGTGTGGTATCTCTGAATGATCAGTGTCTAATATGTTAGCTTCTGGATGTGCAAAGTCAACAGTAAATAAATATTTTCCAGGATGCCATTTTTTATCTTTACCAATGTATTTTCCTGCTTGAGATTCTAAAATATCCCAACAATGCACAGAAGGATAATAACTAAAACAATTCCAAAGCTGAAGTTCATCAAGTCTACGCGTGGGGACATCTTCAACTTTAAAGCCACGTTGTATAAATGCTGTAATAGGTAATCTATAAAAGATCGCACCATTTTCCATAATAGCGTGAAATAATATAGACTTACCTGTAATAGAGCTAATACCAAAGATAATACAGTCTTCAACTTCTCCATGATGTTTTTTAAGATCATATAAATACTCCCTTCTTATTTGAGCATACTCTACTGGTATGTTTGCATTTAAATATGCCATAGTTACTCCTTATCATAAATATCTCCCCAAGTCTTTCCTTTTTCATAATCAACTTTATTGGGAACTTCAAGACTAACAGCGTTCTCCATTATTTCAATAACCTTTTTGGCATGTGACTCTGATTCTACAGAGAGATCTAATTCATCATGTATTTGTATGTGAGGAATAATTTTTTCTTTATACAATTCTAACATAGCTTTCTTTGTCATGTCAGCTGCACTCCCTTGAATTAATTTATTTAAAGATTTGTATGTGTATGCTCTTTTGATCCCAGGTCCATGTTCCCTGAGTGCATCTTCGTGTGGCAATGCTTTGTGCATACCAAACATATTTGGTTCCCATAAATGAAAACGGCATAATCGACCAAGAAGTGTACGTATCTGTCCACGTTCTTGAGCACGATTAGAGGCCGCATTCATCAATTGTTTAACAAAGGGAACTTTCGCATGGTATTGGTCAAACAATTCTGCTGCTTTATCTTTTGATACTCCTAACTCTGCTTGTAATTTAGCTTTACCCATTCCATAAAACAAACCCAGATTAATTGTCTTTGCTTGTGATCTTGGAATCTTAGCCATGTCAGCTACAGTTTGGTGAAAGTCTGTTGATGAATCATTTTCATAAGCATCAACAACATCATATACAGTTGGAAATTTATGTAGAGCTGCATAGTGTACAACTAGTCTTGGTTCTTGTTGTGAATAGTCAAAACATCCCCATGTGCAATCTTCTTCAGGTAAAAATAAAGATCTTATCATAGGTCCAAGATCCTTGTTCCGTGCCGGTAGTTGCTGTAAATTTGGATTATTATAACTAAACCTACCAGTTACTGTTCCTCCTGTATCAGATCTAATTTGATTTATCTCGGCATGTATTCTTTCGTTATGTTCGTATTTGATTATAGTATCAATAAATGTAGTATGAGCTTTATTTATTTCACGAGCTTTTGCTATTTGTTTTACAACAGGATGTGGATGCTCTTGTAAAAAATTTTTTGTAAAGGAGGGCGATTGTGTTTTTACAGTTCTTTCATAAGGTAATTTTAATTTGTCAAAAACTTTGGCGATCGATCTTGCTGCCCATATTTGAACATCTATGTTACTTTCTTTTTTTATTTGTGTCAGTAATAGGTTTTCTTGGTATTCTAAGTCTTGTTTCAATTTATGAGCACGTTCGACATCTACTCTCACGCCTAAAAAACGCATATCAACCAAGCAAGGAAAAAGATCCGTCTCAAGATTAAATATAGATTCTATGTCTTGATGAACAATTTCTTTTTTAAATATTTGCCATAACTCTAAAGTTAGTTCTGCATCTTTCTCTGCGTAAGATCCAACTTCCATTGCAGGTAGTTGCCACATATCTGCTTTAGGGTCTAAGCCTCTTGACTTTGCAGCTTCGTTCAACGCAGCTTCAGATTTACCATGACCAAGATAATCCCAGGACAATGCATTCAAAGAATATTGAAATCTATTTTCATCAATCAATGATGCAGCAATCATAGTATCCACCACTAAACCATTGATTTTTATACCTAATTTTCTTATCCAACATACATCATACATAGCGTTATGAAATATTTTTGTAGCAGGAGATCCACAAATATCTTTGAACCATTCTAAAGTTCTTTTCTTATCCATGTTTGGTCCAGAGCCATGAGCAATTGGAAAATAAAATTTTCTTCCTGGTACAGCAACAGCAATACCAACCACTTCACCTAAACCAATAACAGAACCCGATCCTCTTGTTTTTAATTCTGGATCTCTTGTCTCCAAGTCAATTGCAATCTCATCATAAGATCTAAGATCTGGATACTCTTCTGGTTCAATCCACTCTGTTTGTGCTTCAAATGTCGGTATTATCATACAAAACTTTTTTTATTGCTAATCCTAATTCTCTCGCAATTTGTGGGACGATTGCGTTCCCAAGGGTTTTAATTCTATTTGCTCTATCTTTGTCCAATTCATAGGAAATCCCATTAGGAACTCCACGAATGTTGGATTCAATTTGCCACCAGGTTTGTTCTTGTCCATCCTTATCATGTCTCCTATTATTGAGGATCTGTTCTTTTGACTGATCGGAATCGTTACGTTCTTCCCATCGTTCGTTGTGGGTGTATGATATGTCTGTTTCTCCAAATACAACATCGCGTCCGATAGTTTCGCTCCAAAAGTCGACTCGGGTTTGTTCTTCTTCCTCAGAATAAAACCTCCAGATTTTGTCCTCTCCACTCTCTCCGATTGTTCTCCACCCTCTTCGCATCCCACTGTTGGTGTTGGATACATCTTCACTGCTGCTGTTAGATTGTGTTGAGCTGCTGCTTTGATTCCCTTTCTCTTGATCAATGTTTCTGGATTCTCCTGTCCTGACGATCTCGGTGTTGGATACATTCTCTTCTCTTTCTCTTCCTTCTGCACTGCGTGACGAAGTGCGAACTGAAGATTGATTCCCTTCTCTTCTTTTTTTTGTTTTGCTCTCTTCTCCCATGCTTCTAGTGTTTCTGATTGATTGTGTAAATGATCCGACCTCTGTGGTGTCGGATACATCATCTTTACTACCTTGCTCAATCCTGCCCCCTTTCCTGTCTTCGGGTTTATTCCACTTCTCTCCGTTGCTGTTGGTGTTGGATACATCCTCATTGTTTCTGGATCCACTTGCTCTCTCAGGTTCGCCGGTCGTGTTCGTCCTTTCCTGTGTCCCTGTTGCAGTTTCAGTGTTCCTTCTTTCGATCTTGGAGGTAAGTGATCCATTGTGTTCGGAGTGGCCCACAATCCAGACTCTGTACCTTTGGTGCCAAGCACCGATGCCTGAAGC